TTAACGAACCAGCCAGACCAGAATCAGGATAATCGCGACTAACAGTATCCACAGCGCGGGACGCGTTGCCATATTTTGCAACGTGTCCATCATCGGTGGAAAAGGATTAAGCAGCGGTTGCATATCACGCGGCTCAATCCCTTTAACCCGCCGTTGATAAAGCTGGTTAAGAATATCCTCGGCCTGGGCAGAAGAAAGCGATGATTGCGCAGAAAGGCCATATTTTTGCTGGATATATGCCGATAACGCCGCCAGTTCACTGGCATCTAAAGGTTGTTTTAGCGCCATCTGTAGTGATTCCAGTGTCGGCGTATTTTGCTGGCTTAGCGTCTGACGCGCCTGTAGCCAGGTCACCAGATGGTTAAACAGTTTCGCTGGAATTAACTCGCCATCTTTCACCCCGGAAAGTTCCAGCATCGATTGCCAGATCTGTTTGCTGGGTTCCCCCGTTGCTGCCGCAAGTTTGGTCACCAGCTGTTTGAGCGCATTGTGCTCCGCCGGTAATAAAGGACGGTCGGTCGCCTCGCGCTGCTGTGGTTGCGGAATAACCATCTTCCCTTCCTGCAACAGGGTGAGAATGGTTTTTAATTGCTCCGGTGAGAGCTGATTCAGCGGCGTCTGACCAAAGTTATGACGGATATAATCCGTGACCGCCTGACGATTATTCCCCAGACGTAAATACTCCCCTAATTGCGCTAAAAGCTGGCGGGCAGAATGGCTTTTTTGCGCGGCCAACAGACGTTGCGCCAGATTATGCTCAGCGGCAGGGAAGTGACGCGAAAGCAGCGGTGAATCTCCCGACAGACCAATATCGTGCCTGATACCCGCCCACAGTTCTGCTCTTTGTTGTTGCGTCAGTGAGGTCACTTTCGTCATTAAGCTTTCCAGCGAAGTACGTTGCTGACTGGATAAAGGCTGATTGCCCGCGCCAGACGGCAGGTTATCTCCCTGACCTGGTGGTTGCCCAGGAGGAGGGCCGGAAATAGGTTGTATCATTACGTATCCTTATACCTGAAATCTTCGCAAGTATGCCTGGCCGCGAGATTATGGCACACTTGTCTGGTTAACTCTCGTCTCATACAGGTAACACAAACGTGAAAATCCTTGTTGATGAAAAAGATGTTGATTTAACTTTTTGATATAAAAGGATTTGTATCGGCGCATGTCCACGCAGTGACCACATTTTCGAGTTATAGATAACACAAAGCCCGTTTTCACGGGCTTTGTGTTATCTGTGATTGTGGCTTAGCCGCATGATTTATACTGTTTCCAGTTACAGGCTTCTTGAAGCGGTTTTAGCGTGGTTGACAGGCCGTTTAAATTGAAAGTTGCACTTACAGGGCTTTCATTATAAGGGGTTATTTTTGCATACATTTTGTTTGAGTTGGCTAGTTTTCTGATGAAGTTAATGTCATTGCCTTTATAAAAAACAGCCTTTGTATCTGTAGATACTAGCCAGTTTCGCTCAACTGCTTTCTGTTTATCAAGGCGATACAGCATGCTGGTTTGTTCAAGGCCTAAATATACATCCCAATTAAGAAATACTTCGGTTTTCTTTTCTCGGCAAGCTATAAACAGAGTAGGGGTAACCGCTTCTCCAAATGGAGTTCTTATATAATCATCACTTTCTAACGATAAAATTACATTTTTCGAATCATCAATTGGCGATGTAGTAATGGATGTGTGCCATTTTCCTGTGTCTGTGGCTTTCTCTAATTTTGATTTAGATTGCGCAACTTTTTCCTGTGGAAATAGTTTATCGTAGCAGTTTATTCTAGTTTCTTTATCGTTTTCTGCTCGGCATTTAGATATCTCAGAAAGATTTGGTTGCTGAGCCTCTGTTGTTACTAGCTGTTTCGCTTTAGATTTTGAGCTTACAGGCGGAGTAAATGTTGGAGAAAAAAACGGTCATAACAAGATAAACGTCTGTCATCATCTTTCTCATCAGGGCATTGATCTCTGCTTTCGAATTTTTCAGCAACTGTCGTTCGAGTCGGTTGTATTGACTTATCATAACAAGAAAGTCTTTCTTTATTATTTTCTATTGCTCGGCACTGGAGTGATGACTTAAAGTTATTATGCTCAGTTGCTGCGTGAGCAGGTAGCACACTAATTGATATAAATGATGCACCTATAGAAATAATCATATTTTTCATTTTGTTATCCCTTTGGTTTAGTAAGAAATACTAAATTTCCGATAATGATATTGCAAATAACCCATAAGCCTCCAATAGCAATTAAACCTAAGCCCGTACCAATAACTGTACCGGCTTTTTCGGCATCGGATGTGGCGTTGTTTATTATTTCACCCACCTCTCTTAGCCCAACACAAATCGTGTAGATTATAAAAATATTAAATAATATGAAAAAATACTTAATGAGTTCTCCAAAAAATGAACGTTTAAGTTTTTTCAGTTGTTTGCCACAAGCAGGGCAAGACAATACTGAATCGATCACCTCTTTCTGGCATTCAGGACATTTGATTAATGCCATATAATCTGCCTCCTTTGGCTCTCTACTAGCTGACGTTTGTAACAAAACATTTTGATTTTATCAGACTTTTTATTGATATGTGTCAATTGATTAGCTGGTATAGAGTGAGACAGGATGCCTTATCGACCTTACTCTGGCAACTGATTGACGGGGGATTGCTCCCCCGTCGCGGTTTCCTTACTGCTTACACTGTAAGAACGCCGCAAACTCCGCTCCCCAGAAACTCATCCGTATTTCACACAGCGAACCGTGCAGCATCCAGATGATGAGGATTGCCGTCACGCAGAACGTGATGGCCGTAAGCGATTTTTGCGACATAGCACTTGCTCCTTTTCCGGAGAGGCGCTAACCTTTCACTTGTCAAGGTAATGCGGTTAGGGCCTCGGTTAAACAGATATGTTTTCCGGGGCCTTTCCACATCCGGCCTTCGGGTATTCCCTCCGACCATCAGCCGAAAGGCACCCGCACGTAATCTATCGCTTTTTTGTTACTCCGGCAATTCTGCCTGTTAATCCTGAGGTAAAGGCAAACTCATCTGATTGTTTCCCCTGTGTGAAGCTGGCAGCTCATGCCACGGGATACCTTCTGATGAGTGAACGCCGGAGGCGTGTTTCGATGTGAATTTATGGAAAGCTTCCAGTGTTGAGAAGCATACGCCACATTCCAGATTGTTACACTGGTAATACTTTTGCCGCACGGTGTTTGAATCATTTTCCGGACGACTGGTGCGGATACGGGCAGATGCGCCACAAAGCGGACAACGGAACATAGCGACCTCCCTTAACGTGGTGCTGCCGCTATTCTAAGTTGCTCACTCTGTTTCCGCTATCCATTCCGGGATTTTTGCCTCAAGCTCAAGCTGCGTGGTAAAGCCGCTGTTATCAATGGTGTGCCCGGCTTTTGCAATAATCCAGTCCTGATTATCAATCTCGCTTTTAAATCCTGTTACCGTGCCATGCATTTCGGGGTAGAGCTCTGCACGTCCACGCGCCAGCGTGATGGAGAATGATGCGGCTCCGCGTTGTAGTTGCTGCCACTTTGCCGCCGCTGCGCGTCTTGCTGCCTGCTCGTTCTGATAAGTCTTGCGTAACACAAACACATTGCCTTCCGCGCCTTCCATATAATCACCTTCACGGCTGCTGCTTTTCTCCTTTTTGGGTTTTGGCGGTTTACGGCGTTTCACGCTGACTTTTTTCTTTTTCCCGTAATTAAGATCAAGCCAGTAGGCGCGTACCCCCGTATACGCCTCGCGGTCAGCAATGCGGAACTGATGGCGATCGCCGCTGCTGCGTGTAATGGCGAACGAGGGCAACGGCTGGCCCTGTGCGTTCACGCCACCACCTGGCATGATGAATAACAGATTGCCGCTTTTTACCGTGGTGATTGCACCCAGCATTTCCGCCATGCGCGTAAGGAAGGACATGTCGCTTTCTTCGGTCTGGTCGGCGTGGTCGATTTCGATATCCATCAGCATTTCGCTGATTTGCGGTTTCAGACCATACCGATGAGCGATGGCGGATACCACACGCTCAACGGTCACATCATGCCAGGACACCTCACGTTTAACGTTAAATTCATCCCGAAAATCTGCGCTTCTGGCTGAAACAGTCAGCCTGTCCGGCGGTCCTTCGTGAGCGATTTCATCAACAATGTAAGTGCCTTTTTCTGTCAGCGGTTCTCCCTTCCAGCCAATGAGAACCGTCAGGCGCGCGCCCCGTGGCGGTAGCTGCAACTGACCATCCGCATCATCCAGCGTGATGGTGAGCTGGTCCGCCTCAAATCCCCGGTTGTCGGTCAGTGACAGGCTCATCAGGCGCTCTGCCACGCCTGACAGCGTTTTACCCTCCGCGAGAATATCAAAATCCGGCATTTTTACGGGGTCTGTGCCCTGACTGAGCAATTGCATGGTGGTGTCGGTCATCTGCTCCCTCCCTGTGCGGCATGGTCGCATGTGCGTGCGGAGGGGGTTACTGCTTTTTGTTGTCGCCGTGGCGGGAGAACGGCGCAGGGGTGAGATTACGCGCGTGGTGGGTGATGATTGTTGCCGAATCATTTAACGGATACAAGGGGCTGAAGCTATGAGTGAAACTCGTTTTCATGGTGCCCGTGTTACGGAAAATACCGACCTGGTAACAGCGATTAACGATGTTGATTCCAGCGTTATCGGTATCGTGGCAACGGCGGATGATGCGGACGCGAAGCTGTTCCCGCTGAACAAGCCCACACTGCTGACCCGCGTCAATGACGTGCTGGGAAAATGCGGGACAACGGGGACGCTTTATCGTGCGCTTAAGGCCATCGCAGACCAGGTGAGCACAAAGGTGATCGTCGTTCGCGTGGCTGAACACAAAGAAGAAGACGGAAAGACGCAGGATCAACTGGTTATCGGTGGTTCTGAGGATGACGGCAGCTATACGGGGATGTATGCGCTGCTTGTTGCAGAGCAGGATGAAAGCATCGGATACCGTCCGCGTATTCTGGCCGCGCCGGAGCTGGACACGGAGGCTGTAACAAAATCCCTGTGCGTGATTGCAGGTAAACTGCGCGCGTTTGTGTATGCCTCATGTCACGGCTGTAACACGATGGCTGAGGCGATTACCTACCGCCAGAAATTCAACGAACGTGAGGTGATGCTCTTATGGCCGGACTTCATCGCCTACAACCCGAAAAGTGGCAAAAACGAAACGTTCCCCGCGCCTGCCTATGCGTGCGGCCTTCGTGCGTACATTGACCATGAGCAGGGATGGCACAAATCACTGTCCAACGTTCCGGTTAAAAATGTGCTGGGGATGTCGAGGCATGTGTTCTGGTCGTTGCAGGCCGAAGACAGCGATGCCAACAGCCTCAACAACAAAGAAATCACGACCATTATTCGTCGCAACGGGTTCCGCTTCTGGGGCAACCGCACACCGGAAACGAACGCCTACATCTTTGAGGTGTATACCCGAACCGCACAGGTGCTGGCTGATTCAATTGCGGAAGCGCAGTTTGAAACCATCGACAGTCCACTGACGCCTGCGAACGTGAAGGATGTTATCAGTGCCATCAGGGCAAAACTGGATTCACTGGTTACTGCCGGGAAACTGATTGGCGCGGAGTGCTGGTATGACGTGGTGGATAACAGCACCACGGATTTACGTCAGGGACGTGTGCGTATTCGCTACAAATATACGCCCGTTCCGCCACTGGAAGACATGGAGCTTTACCAGACGTTTACTGATGAATACTTTGAACCCGCATTTGCGGTGCTGGGAGGTGCCTGATGGCTGTACCAAAACATCTTCGCTTTTTTACGCTGTTTGTGGATGGTGAAAACGAAGTGGGTAAGGTGACGTCCGTCACTCTGCCTAAGCTGACGCGCAAAACCGACAGCTACCGGGGTGGTGGCATGATGGGGGCGGTAAGTATTGATCTCGGCCTGGACGACTCCGCGCTTGATGCGAGCTTTGTCATGGGGGGCGCAGTTCGTGAGCTGTTCCTTAAGTATGGCGGCACGATTGACGGCACACTGCTGCGTTTTGCAGGTGAATACTACACCGATGCAGAAAGCGACCTGTATGAAGTCGAAATGCGCGGACGTGTGACGGAAATTGATATGGGGGAAGCCAAACAGGGCGAAGCCACATCACACACTTATGCCATTAAAAACACCTACTACAAGCTGAGTGTTAACGATCGCCCGTTGTGGGAGATTGACCTGCTGAACTTCATTTACCGGAAGGACGGCAAGGACATTGTGCCCGATCGCATCCGTTCCGCGCTTGGGCTTGGCTGATAAGTAATATGCAGGCGGCGCAGTGCGTCGCCTCTGACTGAAAGGAGTTTCCTGATGAAAGAGACGAAAAACATCGATACCGAAAACACGGTAGTTACTGACACTGTGAAAGAAACCAGTGAGCGTGGCGTAAAACTTACCCAACCAATTGAGCGAAGCGGCGAAAAAATCACGTATGTGGAGATCACCGGGGCTATTGAGCAGGCTGGATCTCTGCGAGATTTGTCGCTGTCTGATGTGCTGAGTCTGAAAGCGGAATCCATGTTTACGCTGCTGTCACGCGTGACATCACCGCGACTGGATGAAGTGACGATCAAAAAAATGGCATCCCGTGACTTTATTCAGTTATGTGTGGTTGCCGTAAATTTTTTGAGCGGTGCGGACTCTGGCGGGAAGAACGAACAGGCGACGGAAGCCTGATCACGGTTGTGTGCTTTGAGCACATAGAAGACTTTGTGGCAGATATTGCCGTTATTTTTAACTGGTCGCCCGCCGAAATCTTCATGATGACGCCCGGCGAAGTGGTTAGCTGGCGTGAGCGGGCGGCACTTCGCAGCGGGAATGCAGACAATGAAGACTCTTGATATCCGGGTCGCTTTCAGCGCCGTTGACAGGCTGACCCGACCTGCCGAAAACGCACGCCGCCTGATGGGGCAGTTTGGTGACTCCATCCAGCGAACGCAGGGGGCGATCAAAAATCTCGAGCGTCAGGCGCGTTCATTTGAGCGCGCCCGCGACGCTGTCAGTAAAGCGGATGCGGGTATCGTGAAAGCACGACGCCAGCTTAACGCCCTTAATCAGTTACAACGCACGGGTACAGTGCTCAGCGAAAAACAACAAAAGCTGATGCAGCAGTTAAGCACCCGGCTTGAACGCCTGAATGAATCGCGCACACGGGAAATTCAGAAAATGCGGGAGCTTGGCGGAGAGCTGAAACGCCACGGCATTTCCCTGACAGGCAGCGATAACACCATCCAGCAGGCCATCAGACGCACCGAACAATACAACAACCAGCTTGAACGCGAACGGCAGGCGCTTGCGCGTGTAACGCGGGCGCGTGAGCGGTATTCGCGCGCGCAGGAAACAGCGGGAAAACTGAAAACAGGTGGTGCGCTGGCAATTGGTGCGGCAGCGGCGGGCGGCTATGCTGCCGGGCGTTTTTTTGCAGCCTGCGATCGGGTTCGGGAAAGAGATGTCCCGCGTTCAGGCACTGACGCGAATCGACAAAAACAGCCCGCAGTTTAAGGCGCTGCGTGAGCAGGCGTTAAAACTTGGCTCTGAAACGCAGTTCACCGCAGGCGATGCCGCCAGTGGGCAGGCATTTCTTGCAATGACTGGCTTCACACCGCAGGCCATTCAGGCTGCGCTTCCGGGCGTGCTGAGCATGGCAACGGCTGGCGGTATGGACCTTGGCGAGACGGCGGATATTGGCTCAAATATCCTGACGCAGTTCGGCCTCTCCGCTGACCAGATGGACCGGGTCGGTGACACGCTTACAGCAGCGTTTACCCGTACTAACACTGACCTTCGCGCGCTGGGCGAAACCATGAAATATGCAGGTCCGGTGGCGGGTAAGCTGGGAATATCGCTGGAGCAGGCCGCAGCGATGGCGGGCGTGCTGGCGAATATGGGTATCAGAGGGAGTGATGCCGGGACGGCAATGCGTGCCAGCCTGGCTCGTCTGGCATCACCGCCAAAGGCGGCAGCAGAGGCGCTGAAAGAGCTTGGCGTGTCTGTCTCGGATGCCGGGGGCAAAATGCGCCCGATGGAGGATGTGCTGGCTGACCTTTATAAAGCTACCCGCAAATACGGGGAAGTTGACCGGGTATCGTTCTTTAAGGACATTGCCGGAGAAGAGGCTTTCACATCATTTATGGCCCTCGTTGATGCGGCAGGTGACGGCTCCTTACCCAAACTGAGAAAAGAACTTGAAGGCGCGCGCGGTGAGGCTGAACGCACGGCAAAGGTTATGGCCAACAACCTTGACGGCGATCTGAAATCACTCAGCAGTGCATGGGAAGGGTTGCGCATCCGCATTGCAGATCTGATTGACGGTCCGCTGCGTTCTGTCACGCAGTGGCTCACGCGTGTGGTATCAAAGGTGACGGCGCTGGCGCAGGCCCATCCCGCACTGACGCGCCAGCTACTGATTGCAGGCGGTGCACTGCTGGCAATGACTGCAACGATTGGCTCGTTGTCGCTGGTTATTGGGGTGCTTTACGGGAAGCTGGCCACCCTGCGTCTTGGTTTTGACATTCTTACCCGGTCAATGAATGTCGTCAGGGTGTTGCCTGCGCTGTGGGGAATGGTGACGGGTTCCGTTTCTTTACTGGGAGGCGCTATCGGGGCGTTGTTCAGTCCGGTTGGTCTTATCGTGGCTGCGCTTGCCGGAGCTGCCGTTCTTATCTGGAAATACTGGGATCCCATCAGGGCATTTTTTGCCGGGGTGTTCAGCGGGATTATGGAAAGGCTGACCCCGTTGCGCGAAACCTTTGAACGGTTTGGTCCTGTTTTTGACGCAATCGGGAGTGGGATCAGCCAGGTGTTTAACTGGTTTAAATCGCTGCTGTCACCGATGGAGTCCAGCAAGGAAACGCTGGATAAATGTACCAGTGCTGGCGAGATATTCGGTAACGTTCTTGGCGGTGCGTTACAACTTGTTCTGACACCTGCAAAAATGTTGCTGGATACGCTGGCGTGGATACTTGAAAAGCTCGGTGTGCTTCCGGATGAAGCGGAAAGGGCGCGCAAGAAAATCGAAGACGCACAGCGTGCGGCCATTCTTCAGGACAAGGTTGCCTTGCTTCAGGGGGACCTGGCGAAAATCAATCCGCCGAAGCCTGTGGAAAATGACAATGGCACCGGAGGTGATAAACCCAAAGACAACAAACCGCTCACAGACAGCAATACCGGTACGCTACGCAGACTCAGCAAAATTGCTGATAACACAGGTAAGCTGGTTGATGAGACGAAAAAACGTATTGGCCCCGGCGATATTGTCTTTAAGAACCTGCCCCGCGCACTTGCCGTTCGTGGGGAGTGGCAGGAGCGGAAGATTGCGCAGGTCAGTAAGCCTGCCCCCGCAATTAATATCACACCTGTGGTTCCGGCTCCGCTGCCTCCGGCGCTGGTCCCTGTTGTTGCGGCCAGCTCCCGCCCGGTGGCAGAGGCCATACGATCGCCAGTGGCATCAGTTCCTGCAACTTCCCGTAACTGGGAGCCTGTTGCCTCCGGATTTGGCGGTGAAATTCATGTTCATCTGCATAACGTTGTTACACAGAATCCCCGCGAACTGGCGAAACTGGTCGGTGAAATGGTCAGGGCAGAAATGGAACGGCGCGCCCGTGCCGGGCGTGGCAGTTTTTACGATAAAGATTGAGGAGTCATGGCCATGATGATGATCTACGGCATGTTTGTTTTTGAGCTGCGCACGCTGCCGCATCAGCAGTTACAGCAAAACAAAAGCTGGCGGCATGTGAAAAATGAACGCGTTAACCGTTCAGCAAGCTGGCAGTATATCGGTGCAGGTGATGATCGCATCGTTCTTTCTGGTGTGCTTTATCCTGAAATTACAGGTGGCGAAGTGTCGCTGTCGCTGCTGACCACGCAGGCGTATACAGGACGACCCTGGCCTTTGATTGATGGCGTCGGGCAGATTTACGGCATGTATGTCCTGACCGGAACGAATACGACCCGTTCCGAGTTTGATCGCTACGGTAAGGCGAAAAAGATAGAATTTTCACTGACCCTTGAACGCTGTGATGAGGATTTGCGGGAGCGCCTGCAATCCTCATCGTTCAGCGATATGCTGTCCGGCTTCAAAGATAAGGTGACATCATCTCTTAACAGCGCGGCCAGTTCAGTTAAAGGGCTGTTCTGATTTAACACAAAAACCGCTAATGGTCAGATTAGCGGTTATTTTGTTTTCTGACTCTTCTCTATTGTTCCGCTTGATTCTCCTGCGGGGTGGTAACGATAAATCGTCGATGTACCAATGCCGTAAATTATTGCCAGTTGTTTTCTGTCGTGACCGTTTTTAATCAGCCTTGCTATTTGCTCATGCTGTTCTTTTGTCAGCTTCGGGCGACGTCCGCCTGTGCGCCCCCGTGCGCGCGCTGCTGCCAGTCCGGCCAGTGTACGTTCAACAATTAATTCACGTTCCATTTCAGCCTGGGCACCCATCACGTGGAAGAAAAAACGCCCCATTGGAGAAGATGTATCTATGCTGTCGGTCAGACTGCGAAAATTAATCCCTCGCTCCTGTAGTTCCCCGACGAGAGAAATCAGATGTTTCATGCTTCGCCCGAGGCGATCCAGTTTCCAGACAACCAGCGTGTCACCTTTTTGAAGGCGCTTTAAAGCGCGTTTTAATCCCGGTCGGTCTGTCTTTGTCCTGCTTAATTTATCTTCAAATATTTGTTCACATCCTGCACAAACAAGAGCGTTTCGTTGCAGGTCTGTATTCTGGTCATTTGTTGATACCCTTACATAGCCAATCAGCACGCTGAATCTCCCGTCCAAAAGCGTAAATCATGCCATGCAGGTCAGAAACGGCCATTATCTAAAACCTCGGTTTACGAGAACTCGGCACAAGCGGGGAAAAAATACCGTTACTCAGTACGGCGAATACCTGGACCAATCGACAAACATTCAGTGGTGGCCTTTCTGGGGAACTGTCCGGCAATGCCGCTACTGCAACAAAGCTGAAAACAGCACGAAAAATTGCTGGAGTTGGTTTTGATGGTTCTAGCGATATTTCAATTAGTGCCAAAAATGTCAATGCATTTGCACTCCGACAAACAGGTAATACTGTTAATGGTGATACATCCGTTGGATGGAATTGGGATAGTGGTGCATATAACGCCCTAATTGGTGGTGCATCTGCATTAATTCTTCACTTTAATATAAATGCTGGTAGCTGTCCTGCCGTACAATTCCGTGTGAATTATAAAAATGGTGGCATTTCCTACAGGTCGGCTCGTGATGGTTATGGGTTTGAATTAGGTTGGTCAGATTTCTATACCACGACACGAAAACCTTCAGCGGGAGATGTTGGTGCATATACACAGGCAGAATGTAACTCAAGGTTTATTACAGGTATTCGCCTTGGCGGTCTGTCATCTGTTCAGACATGGAATGGTCCCGGCTGGTCTGACAGGTCAGGTTATGTCGTTACGGGTTCAGTTAACGGGAACCGTGATGAATTAATTGATACAACTCAGGCAAGGCCAATTCAGTATTGCATTAATGGAAGGTGGTATAACGCGGGGAGTATTTAATTATGATGCACTTAAAAAACATTACTGCTGGCAACCCTAAAACAAAAGAGCAATACCAGCTAACAAAGCAATTTAACATCAAATGGCTTTATTCAGATGATGGAAAAAACTGGTATGAGGAACAAAAGAATTTCCAGTCAGACACTTTGAAAATGGTCTATGACCATAACGGCGTTATTATTTGTATTGAAAAGGATGTTTCAGCAATTAATCCGGAAGGCGCAAGCGTCGTTGAATTACCTGATATTACAGCAAATCGCCGGGCTGATATTTCGGGTAAATGGATGTTCAAAGATGGCGTAGTGATAAAGCGAACTTATACCGAGGAGGAACAGAGGCAGCAGGCAGAGAATGAAAAGCAAAGCCTGTTGCAACTTGTCAGGGATAAAACCCAGCTATGGGACTCACAGCTACGGCTGGGTATCATTTCCGACGAGAATAAACAAAAATTAACCGAGTGGATGCTCTATGCGCAGAAGGTCGAATCCACAGACACCTCCAGCCTGCCAGTAACGTTTCCAGAACAACCAGAATGAAACAAGGCCCGCTATCGGGCCTTAATTTTTATTCAGGCTTTTGTGGCCATTCAGGATTTGCCGTATCCACACGGCTGACCAGAACACTATAGCGTTCCCATGACTCCAGTCGTGCGCGTTCCTCATCCGTCGCAATATTCAGCCTGACAGCGCGTTCCAGTGGCTGAATAACGTTTTCTGCTTCGGAAAGTAACGCGGCCTTTTGTGATTCGGCCTGTTGTTGTTGCTCGTCTGCCGTATAAATCCGTTTAACCACAGCTCCGTCCTTAAACATCCACTTACCGGAATCATCAGCACGACGATTAGCTGTAATATCAGGAACCTCAACGACGCTATAACCTTCAGGGTTAAGCGTGGAGGCATCTTTGGTGATGGCGACAATAATATTATTTGCATCGTAAACAATCTTTATTGTGTCTGGCTGAAAGTTTTTCACTTCCTCATACCAGTTTTTTCCGTCTTCGGACCATAACCAGATAACATCAAAATTCTTTGTTAGCTGATATTGTTCTTTTGTTTTTGGATTTCCAGACTTAATATTTTTTAAATGCTGCATAATTTACACCTGTGCGACGTTATACCATATGCCATTGATGTATTTTTGTATCGGCCTGAAGATAGCTTCATCATCGCCATCAACTTCACCAATAATCCTTAATCCGGTAAGTGCGTGTCCGGCTATTTCATAACGCCCTCCACGCGCCATCAATCGAACAACACGTGTGCCAAGTCGGACATCTCTCACATAGCGTGAGTCAAAATTGCCATAATTTCCGGGAATAATTTGCGCACCGCAAAGCCAGTTACCGTTATTGTCCATGTACGCCTGACCATCGGTGCCATTGGCTGTCCTTGAGTTATTAATCATGTAGATGCCAAATTGCTTATTTCCCAGACCGCCAATCATAAATTTGCGGTCGGCATGGTCCTGACGGAGCAAAGCCTGAGCACCATCAGTGGATACCGCATTACGTCCAAAAATAACATTCTGGTCACGCATATGAATCCACATGCCTGTACTGCTGTTAATTGCAAGGCGGTTTGCGTACACCCATGCGTTAGTTGTTATATCTCCTGTAACATCCAGACCATGCCCCATATTTATGCGACCAGTTCTGAGATTAAGCGTAAAGGGGCGTAGCGGCCCTATATCGCCATTTTCCCCCTCATTCTCTCGTGTAGGGATGATATGCAGGCATTCTTCAGAACGGCGAAAAATGGCACCAAAAGATGAATTAAATATCCTCAGTGCATTGACTGTCGATATTTTTACTTCACTGCTGAAAAGGGCTTTAACAAGAACAGACAAAGCATCCCATTTAAGATTCATCAGGTCTTTTGTTGTGGTGCTTTGTTTGCTTCTCCATTTGAAATATTCATTGCCGTTGTCGCCTGTTTCAAA